GATCGTTTCCCTGATGAGTGCATGATTCAAGATGAGCAAGCTGTTGAGTTGGTTCGCCTTCTGCAACATGCCCATCCCGCGATGATGCTCGCAAGGGTTGGCACATGGACGCAGGTCCCAATGCTATGCTGATTCAGATCAGTGACCCAGCAGGTGGATTCCCCGATCCAACTTACAAGTTCAAAGAGATTCACCAGTTTGAATTCTTGGATGCAGAAGATGGCGATCGTTTCCCTGATGAGTGCATGATTCAAGATGAGCAAGCTGTTGAGTTGGTTCGCCTTCTGCAACATGCCCTTGATAATGCGATGAACGTAGTTGTTCATTGCCATGCTGGTATCTGTCGTAGCGGAGCAGTGGTTGAAGTTGGAGTCATGATGGGCTTCACTCCTACTGATCGTTTCCGCCAACCAAACCTTCGCGTAAAGCATCGAATGATGAAAGCCTTGGGATGGACATACGACTCTGCCGAGAAGCATAGTTCTACTGGTGGCTACATCTCCAACGATGGGATTTGGTTACCAAACAATTTTGGAGTTTGATATGGCTGATGTATTTTTCACCAGCGACACGCACTTCGGACACATGGGTGTTTGTAAGTTTATGCGCGACGATGGTGTGACGAAGTTGAGACCATGGGATAGTCCTGAAGAAATGGACGAAGCCATGGTGAAGATGTGGAATGAAACCGTCAAGCCGACAGACAAAGTTTATCATTTGGGTGACGTAGTCATCAATCGAAAGGCTTTGAAGATTATGTCGCGTTTGAATGGTGATAAGGTTTTGATCAAGGGAAACCATGACATTTTTAGGTTGGAAGATTACACGGAGCATTTCCGCGATATCCGCGCCTACCATGTCACCAATGGTATGATCTTGAGTCATATCCCAGTCCACGAAAGTAACTTGTATCGTTTCGGTACAAACATCCATGGTCATACTCATAGTAACCGTGTGATGACAACATCAAGGTTTATGCGTCAAGAAATCATTGACCCACGATACCAATGTGTTTGCGTTGAACAAACAGACTTTAAGCCAATCGCGTTTGAAGATGTTATGCAACGTATCAAAGATGAAGGTGGTACTGTTGGTTTCAGAACCAAGAGTAACAACTGATTTTGCTTGCAAGCTGATCTCGGTGCTTCCGTGCTCCCGAGCGAGAATAGCTGATATTGTTTCAGCAAGACGGAGCCAAATTTAGGAGAACAGAATGTCGAAAGCAAAAGAGACACTCGAAAAGGCGTACGGCTCTGTTCCCAAAGAAGTTGGGTTCTATTTCGTAGTGCCCTTCGAGTTTAGAGGTATAAGATTCTATCTTTTGAAAATCAAGAGATGGTTTACAAGATAATTGGTGCGGTCCCATAATGGTATTGGAGCGGTTTGCTAAACCGTCGACTTACGAAAGTAGGTTTCTGAGTTCGAGTCTCAGTCGCACCGCCAAGTTTTAGGATACATTCAGCAACACAAAATGCAATGAAAGCCTCGTGTCGGTGGTTCAAATCCATCCCCCTTCACTTACCATACCACCTTGACGGTGATACTCAGAATTTGAAACTCTGCGGCTAATGGTAAGTTGCGTAACAACCAGTGCCTAAACAAGATAGGAAACGCTGGTGTGGTAAGTGAAGGGGTAGCTCAGTTTGGTAGAGCAGAGTAAAACGTATCCTGTTGAAAGAGAAAATTATGTGGGAAATTAAATTTGAAAACACAGTGCTGAACGCAAGTCCAACACTGTCTGATGCGATAACTTTTGCGAAAGGTTATGGTAAGTTCGTTACTATCACTGACGGCACAACAGAGATTGTTGGTGCATTCGGTGTTGCTGCTGTTGAGAATGCGGTTCTACCAGACGGTGAGTCGTATACTTGGACTATGCGCCGCGACGAAACGCATCGAAGCTGGAAAAAGAAAAGTGTTTAATGCGGATGTGATGGAATTGGTATACGTGCTGGCTTCAAAAGCTAGATTCTGTGGGTTCGAGTCCCACCATCCGCACCAAATTGGGCTTATAGCTTAATGGTAAAGCAGTCGACTCATAATCGGTTGAGTCTTGGTTCAATTCCAAGTGAGCCCACCAAAGGAAATTATGCTGAAGAATTATGTAAAGACTTTTAATTTGGTTCCACCAAATGTGTGTAACGATATCATAGCCAAGTTCGAATCGGACGAGGAATGGAAAACACATACTTG